ATGACTTGTACGCCACGTGAACGGTAAACTGACGCCCCGTCGGCGTCGTATACGTCACGTTCGTCTGACGAGAATAGTTTGTCACGAACCACTCGAGGTTCCTGAGAGACACTCCGCGTCGGTGTTCAAGGATGTCCTTCAACTGCTGGGCATGCTCTGGGACGTCGAAAAAACGACGAAGAGCATCGAGAAGCAAATCGCTTCTCGTCGCCATAGCACTTTAGGTCCGTTTATTTTTAAGCAGTTTTTCCAAGTCGCGAAGCGACTTGTACCGTCAAGGTCAATAAAAGACGGGTCTTTCAGACCCGTCTTTTGAGAAGGTACCACGTCGCTACTGCGGCAACCAGAGTCCAACCAGCGAGGTGATCGACCCGGTCCATGATGGCAATCTTCTCAGGTGGCAGGTCGTCGAACGCCTGTTTATACCCCGGTGGCTTGAACGGCAGCCAAATGTACCGGCCAAATGGAACGGCAGTCGGCTGGAGCTTGTTTTCGCAGTTGTAGCTCCAGTCGTACCACGCGAGCGCAATGTATGGGAACCAAAGCAGGAACGCGAGGATCCACAGGTTCTTGTGTGGTGCGTACCAGTACCCGAGGGCGAGCACGAGGGAAAACACGATGCACTTGACGTTAAACTCGAACGGTTTCCCTGGAAAGAGTCCACCGGCCATACTATATATCTATTCGAGAGTTTTTTCCTCGTTCACACGCCGGACACCCGGCGAGAAACATCGGAGGAAGACTGTGAGTGTGTGCCGGTGCCATGGACGACAGTTGGGTTTGGGACCTCGACGGTGCAATGACGCGTTGAACCGGCCGCTGATCCTTGTGACAGCTACAATAGCCGGACCCATCCTTGACGCCTCGCTTACACTTTTGCTTCGACTTGCTGAGACCGTGACACACGTTTCCGTTCCACGCGCTCGTCGCATTTTCACTCGCCGTTCGAAGCAGCTGCTGCAAGGAAATGTCAAACGTCTGACTAATCTTTTCGAGCGCCTTGGTCATGCGTTCGACGACGCGACGCTCGACTTCTGATTCAATCATCTGAGCAATCTGTTGTTCCATGGTTTTCATGGGGTCTGAACTTTTATATCATTGTATAGTATGCCCAATTCACCTCGAACAGCTGCTGCGCGTAGAATCCAGGCGCGCGTTCGTGGCATGCAGGCTCGTAATCGATATTGGAATCCTTATACTAACATTGGTCAGAGAGCTATTACGGCGATGTATCATCGTCCTCTGAACATGGCTGCCGAAGGCGCTCGTCTTCGCATCAATCTCAACCGTCCGAGAAGAAACCAAGCTGCTCGGACCCTTCAGCGTTTTGAACGCGGTAGACAGTCGAGAAGAAGAACTGCGCTGGCACGGACCCCGTTCGGTCGCCTCCCAAATAACGTGCTAAATTCTATTTTCAAGTTCTGATACTCTTGAGGTTATTGTTTCCCTTGGTGAGCTTTCTCATGACCGATCTGGCCCCGATTCCCGGTCGACCGGCAACGACGTTTGCGTAGGTACGACCCCAGTATGGATTGTTCATGCGCTTACGCGTAATGAGTCCGCGAGAGAATCGCTGAATCGTTCTGATTTGATTATTCGTCGGGATACGAGGCATGACATTCCTAGATCTTGCCTCAAGCGTACGCAATTGACGACTGTATCTGTTGAAAATATTTTGTTTCAGTCTCACTATGGTGTTATTGCGACCCGTGTATCCAACCAAGAAAATCGGATAAGGCGTCTGTGTGAGCGCAGCTCTGGCATTTGCCAGACGTCCGTTGAGCCGAGTTTTTGTGTTTCTTAGGTTTTTATGGAGATTTTTGAAATTCGCTGGTTTGGCATTCCGTCTGATTCTCAGGAATCTCAGACGATCACCCAGAATCATGAGACGATCCAAATCTTTGACAATATTGTTCATATGAGTGAGCTGTTTCATATGATTCTCGTACTCATTTCGTGCCTTTGTAATGTTTGAAAAAGGCGTATTATTTCGACTAGGTGTTCGCACAGGTCCTGTGGCGGGGAACATCTTTACTTTAGCCGCGTAAAATAATTCGAGATTGACGGTGTCGTCAGATAATCCACCGATTTGAAGATGGTCTGGAACGGGTTGGCACCCACCAACGGCTCGAGGAGGTCACACACCGGCTTGATCAACTGGTGTTCAAAGTAGTACACGTAGTCCAGTGGAAGTTTGTTTTCCGCGACCCACGCGGGATCCTCCGCCTTGTCGCACAAGAGACCGGGCCCTTTGATGATTAGAAACGGGACGCGATCTCCATTCTGTGGCTCGGATCCCGGGGCACGCTTTCGAATCTTGTCTCGGACCTCGACGTGTGGTACGCGCGTCTTGTAGTCCGCCCCGAGCTGTTTCGACATTGTGAGCTCCTTCGAGTCAACTTTCCCCTTGAGCAAAAGACGCGCAGAATCGCGCGCGTATTCAATCGCAGGTCTCGGATCGTCCGAGTTGAGCACCAGATTCAGCAACTGTTTCAGCACGCCACGAACGTACATACACGTGTCGCGCCGAACCACCTGAAGACCTTTGACGTCAATTTTCTTAAACTTGACCAGACGCGTTCCATCCTCTTTCAAGATCGGTTTTCCAGTCTTTGGATCCGAAGCGCCCTCGTACATTTTCGCCGCGTACCGCTTTTTCGAGTACAAAAAGTACGGACAGTACACCTTCTCAAGCTCCAGATCGTTCGGTGCCTTGAAAAGCCTCGAACACTGTTCGGACGCCTGTTCGCCGAGTTGCCACGAGTAATCGATCGCCTCTTGACCTTTGCGTCCCTGGACGTCAAACTCAACCATCACGGAATCCGTGTCTCCGTATCGAACCTTGGCGCCTGGGAAATTCGCCTCGACGTAATTCTTCGTCTCTTCAATCATCTGTCGACCACGCATAGTGACTGTCGACGCGATGGCAACGCACGGAAGCATGCCCTTGACGGCGCCCGTGAATCCGTAGATGGAATTCATGCTGATTTTGTACGCGAGCTGTTGACCGTTGTACACAGCCTCCATCGGTGTTCCCTCGGCTTGTGCCATCAGTTTCTTCGCCTTTTTACGGAACGCGGCGAGCTCGTTCAGAATGGCTGGGAGGAGGCTTGGAACGCCTTGGGCAAATTTGTATGGTCCGTACTGTTCGTACGTGATACCCGGGACATTCGCATACTTGGGGTCGAGAACCAGGCTTGAATAGCACAGATTATGAGCACGCATGATGCTCGGATACAGACTCGCAAAATCGAGCGCCGTAATCGGACCATAGTACGCACCCGTCTGCGCATCGAGTACCGTCGCTCCTTGGTATTTCTCGTCACCCGTCGCTTTAGAGTACAACGTCGGAATCATGAATCCGAGCTCGCGCGCCTTGCGTGCCAGTTGCGAAAACACCTTGATTTGTTGTCCGCGTTCGCTCAGGTAACTCAGAGGGACCCACGTCGCCTTGGCCATCTCGACCAGATTCTGAATCATACAAATCTTTTCCGAGATGCGATGCGGCAGTTCCGTATCCTTGATACAGTACTCCGCCACTTCACCCAGTAGATTCGGGTCACCGCCTCGGAACCGAACGAACATCTCCTTGACAGGCATGTCGATCTTTTGGTCTTTCAGAAAATGTGCCGATACGGCGTTCAGGGAGTAACTCTCGAGTTTATGTTCGCGCTTAATGTCCTGGAACATATCGAACACGTACCGACCACGCATGGGAACCATCTTCAAGTCATTCGATCCGAGGGCGTTCGACGCGAGGCGTTTGACGACGAGTTCGTTCGGAACGCCGCGAAGTCGACCCCACATGTGTGCATCCGGACCGGCGACGGTCACGACGGCGCGCGTATACAGGTACTCCAAGTCGAACCCGAAGATGTTCCAGCCAGTCACAATGTCAGGATCGAGTTCGCGGAGGTATCTTCCGAGTCGCTCGAGCATTTCACGCTCCGTGTCGAATGACTCACATTCGGAACCGGACGTTTTCTTGACGCAGAAACATTTACGGTCAAAGTACCCTTCGCGGCCAAACTCTTTGGTGGTGACCGCCACTTGGAAACAGACGTCCTTCTCCTTGAATGCGTTTGGAAACGCACCCGATTCCGAGTACGACTCGATATCGAGGCTTGCGATGCGTAGCGGTGCAATATCGTCCCGGTCGACGGGTTTCAGGGTTCGCCAATCGGCGACGCACAGATCGACGTCGCACGTAGAATCGTGTCCCGGGCTCGCATTGTCAGGCACTTGGAGCCACCCCGTCGATTTGATTTCGGACCTGTGCATGAATCGCAGCACCGGATCGAGATTCTTTTCATAAATCTTCAAGCCGCGAGGGCGACACTCCTTCATCTCCTCGAGCCTTCGGAATCCGAGTTTGAGGAACGTAAACTCCTCTTGATTCCGAAACCCCCAGAGATCTTTGCGTCGAATGATGGCCGAGCTCCACGGTTTAATCTCCTCGATGAGCGCCTTGGGGCTCCGATCGGGCGGCACTCTGACGAAAAAGTACGGCTCGAACGGTGTTTCGACGTGGACCGACTTTCCATCCTCGGTTCGCCCGAAGATGTGAATGACGTACGCGTCGTCTGTATCCTCGCCGTGCCACGCAACGGCTTGGAATATCACCATGGGTTTATAATGTTGTTTATTTTTAAGGGTTATGGTTTCTCCAGGGAGATTGTTCAACACCCCACCAGGCGTGCGCATGTCCCCGGGCAAGAAACGCGTACTTTACGGACCCGGTCCGAACATCAAATCGATTCATTCAGCCTTGACCCGCGTCTCAGCCGCCTTGGCCGAATCCCGAAATCTTCACACACGGATGATGAATGCTGGTGTCCAGAAACGTGCGGCCCATCAGCGTGTTTCGGACCTCGTCGGTAAGTTGGCCAGACTTCAGCATCGGATGAGATTGCGTCCTTCGGCGGCACTCCAGGATCAGATTGATCACGTCCAGAGACAAATAAACGACGAACTTCCAAACATGACCAACAAGGAGAGAAGGTCCGCCGTGCTCATCAAAGAATATGAAAAATCAGTGAAGCGTTACCACCAGCTCGCACGCCGCGTCGCCCACCTCAACAGAACTCGGAACCTGAACAATCGTCCTCTCTCACCGAGAGAGAAGGAAGCCATTCGACTCACGGCTACAATCGTCCGGAACATGTCCGCGGCGCAACGCACTGTACGTCACCTACCGATTCCGCGGAACATGGGACACCTCGTCATACGATCAGCGGCTCGCCGGTAAAGTCCAACGCCCGTTGTTGCCAATGAACTTCGATTCATCGGAGTATACCTACACAGAATCATTTTTGACCATTCGCTGGACGAGTTCCTGGAACGAAACTTTCGGTACCCACCCGAACGCCTGAAAAGCCTTGGTCGAGTCGCCGATGAGGTAATCAACCTCGGCAGGTCGATAAAATTCGGGACTGACACGGATGAGCACTTCACCTGTGATGACGTCAGTTCCGTATTCCGTGTCACCTGAACCGTGCCACTCGACGCGTTTTCCGATGCAGTCGAGTGCCACCTCGACAAACTCCCTGACTGAATGGGTCTCGCCCGTCGACAGAATGTAATCGTCCGGTGTATCCTGTTGCATGATGTGCCACATTCCCTCAATGTAATCTTGAGCATGGCCCCAGTCACGCTTGGCATCGAGGTTTCCGAGGATGAGTGGAAATTTGTGTGCACCGATCGCCTTGGTGATTTTACGGGTCACAAACTCTTCTCCGCGGCGTTCAGACTCGTGGTTGAACAGGATGCCGTTACAGGAGTACATCCCATAAGACTCTCGGTAATTCTTTGTAATCCAGTATCCAAAAAGCTTAGCACACCCGTACGGACTTCGAGGGTAAAATGGTGTGGTTTCTTTTTGTGGAATTTCAACCACCTTTCCAAACATTTCGGAGGTTCCAGCTTGGTAGAAACGGAATCGGTCAAGTGGATATCCACTGAGACGAATCGACTCGAGCCATCGGACGACTCCGAGGGCGTCAACGTTGGCAGTAAACTCAGGCTGCTCAAAAGACACTTTAACATGAGACTGTGCAGCCAAGTTATAAATCTCAATACGCTCGTAATCACCAGCAGCCACATCGCGAACAATTGTAGCGAGACGCGGAGAATCTGTAAGATCACCTCGAACGATCTTGAGACCCTGAATGTGATCGATACGCTCGCGTTTGTGTTCGGAGGCGTATCGAACGAGCCCGTAGACGTCGTATCCCTTTTCGATAAGAAACTCGGCGAGATAGGATCCATCCTGACCAGTGACGCCACTGATGATGGCAGCTCGCGAGCCCATAATTAAAAAACCTCTGTCCTTTTTATATGAGCCTAATCGATCTCACGGGCCTCACGCTCGCTGAGATTATCGGCGACTTTCAATTGAAATTCTTTGCACGCGAGCACCAACTTGGCAATCTGTTCGGCGGTCTCGTCGGATACACTGGTGTCATATTCTTCCTCATCCGAAGTCTCGCAAAGGGCAACGTCATGTATGTCAACGGAATGTGGGACGGTCTCTCGGGCATCATCGAAACCCTGGCGGCGTATTTCATACTCGGTGAACGTTTCGATTCCTGGAATCACTACCTCGGACTCGTACTCATCGTAAGCGGTCTGTTCCTGCTGCGCTCTGGAAAGATTCCATACAAGTAACTCGAGCAGCTTCGTTTTTTGATCGATTGTGAGACGTTTGCCTGTTTTCCAGTTGCCGACGAGCTCCTGACCAAGCCAATAAAAGGCGGTCAACTTGAACACCAGCGGATCGATCGGTTCCTTGGGGACGTAGCGTTCAATAAGTCGTCTTCGAATCTCTGGTTCGATCAACCTCCACATCTAGAAATAAAGAACCATTTTAGTTCTAGATATGGAATTCGTACTCGCAACTCAGATGGCTCTCAGCCCTTTTGATCCGTTCAAGTATTCGGGTGGGTGGTACGAAGTGGCTTCGATCAAAAAAGGATTCTACGGACTCGGACAGAACGACTGCATGGACACGCGCGGCCTCTACGAATACAATCCAGACAAGGATGAGATTGACGTCGCGACGCAGTGTCGCCACCTGGATGGACATGTGAGCGGTATTCGAGGCGTCGTGACGTGTCCGACGTCCAAGTCGACCCGGGGACTCGCCGCGTGTTCGCTTCGATTTCCGACCGCGTCGTGGATTCCACCATCGGCATACACGATCCTCGAGACGGATTACGACTCGTACGCCATCATTGAAAGCGGTCTCGGACCGAACAGCGCTGCACCGTTCGTCCAGTTGTATTCACGGTACGCGCGTCCAGGACTTCGATTCATCGAGGCGAAGAAAGAGCTCCTAAGGAAATGGGGTTACGATCCTGAAACCGTTCACCTGACACCTGTAACTGTATCTAACGAGGACATTCCAGGGTAAAGAAATGTCAAACGTCGAGGACATTTCGCGTCTCTTGCGTGAAAACATTCTCCCCCGTCTTGATGCTCATGAAGCGGAGATTTACGAGCTCCGTTCGGTCACATGGCCCGTGTGTCAGGCGCTCTGGGACCGTAAGATGCCGTTCATGAACATGAGCATGAAGAAGCGGTTTTTTAAATTCCTGGACGTGAGTGAACTTCGACGTCTGCTCAAATCCAAGGCACTTTTTGCCAACATCAATGACGTGTCCCTCGATCAAGAGATTGCGATGCTGACCGAAATAAAGGTTACACAAGAATGAATATAAATGTCCAAGATTATTTCATATAGTTTATTTGGAAATGTCGGCATGTTTTTGTATGGAGCTCTCGCCAATGCATTTCAGTGTAAAGAGCACTTTCCTGATTGGACGATGCGTGTTTATCACGACGATAATGTCCCTGTTCGCGTTCTCGATTGTCTGAGAGAGCTCAATGTACAGTTGGTTCGAGTCGAGCCCGACGGAACGTACGGAACGTTTTGGCGGTTTCGTCCGTTGTTCGAGTCCGGACATGAACGCGTCCTGATTCGGGACGTCGATTCACGCATCACGTGGCGTGACGTGCGATGCGTGAATGAGTGGATTGAATCTGGCAAAAAGTATCTCGTGATTCGCGACCACGACGAACATTACAAGACTGAAATTATGGCGGGTATGTTTGGTGTCTCCGGTGGTCCACTTCCGTCGAACGGCATCGACCAGTATGCCAAACTCCATGAGTACACGTCCGACCAAGAGTATCTGAAAAACTGTCTATGGGACACGATGAAGCTCGATCTCCACGAGTGTGGTTTCCGTGACACACAGTGGATGAAGGATTCGTGGTCACCTGATAATTTCATGGGTCTCGGATTTGACGAACATGAAAAGCCTCGAACGAATCACGGTCACATGTTTGCGACGTGTCGGTCGTGACTGCCGTGATAGTAATTGTAACCATCCATCGTACCGTGACCGATTCCAAACTTTTTTAGAATGACGCTATGGAGAACATGATCCCCCCAACGATACTTGATACACCCTCGGAATTCACGCACGCGCTCGATCCATGCTCGCACATCTTCACGATTCCATACATCCATTCGGGTCACAAAAACGTTCGTGTATGGCATCGTGCGATCGTAAAACCCTGCATCCTCACCGAGCCATACCGGAAGGGTCGCGTTTGTGAGTTCGTGTGTCTCGACGTCAAACATCGGTGTCCGGTACGGCACGTCGGAAGAAACACAATCAAACACCTCGGCCCATTTTTCGTTTTCGAGGATACAATCTTCATCGACCCGAAGAACTACGTCATAGTCCTTCAGGTGGTTCCAAACGTCGCACGTGTGAAATTCACACATGACATGATACCCCGGGTAACATCTCCCGTCGTAGAACGTGTCTATCGTTTCACGGGGAAGTGGTACATCCATTGGAAAATGAAAAGGGATCGAAATCCATTTAAAGCGCATGTTCGGTGTCTGCGCCTCGATAAATCGCTGGTGTTCCTCCGAAATGTTTCCTTCGTGGAACATGACGAGTTCAGAAGGACCGATAAATTTTTGAATCGAAGTGTTACGTGCAATGAGACGAGAATACATGCTCGGGTTGGGGTACCCTCGAGTCAGACAGAAGATGGCCGTCTTCATATGATTCTAGGACGCATTTCGTTTAGTTGGTGACAAAGTGATACCTCACGTTACCGTACATCGCAGCCATGTATCCAAACGTCGAAATACCCGGGATGTTTGGAAAGTTTCCACCCGTTACGACAACCATCGGACACTTACTGAGAAGGAAAAAGTCGAGAAAAATTCCGACACGGTCGCTTGGATCACATTCCACGTCACCGTGGACGACGGCGATACCTGTATCCAACGTGCGTACGTTGGATGGAAAAAGCTTTTTCGTCATCGGTGAATCGCTCGCAAGAAATACGGGACCCGGGGCATTCTTTACGAGTCGAATCATCTCATCTACCGCCGTTTGTGACGCAAATGTATCCTCGTCGCGGGAAACTACTTTGCGACTGTCGGATGCTGAGGCTCCTCGACGAACATGAATACCAAACACAGCGTCTTTGACGAGATGCTCGTGACGTTTCAGGTGCTCTTCGAGTTCCGGTGACGGCTTTACGAGTTTACGAATCAACGGATGAACGCGTTCGACCGTGATGTTATTGATGAAAATCTTCCCTTCGTAAACAGGAAGATCCGTACGATCCGTCAATGGAAAGTTGAACGTGAGCCATCGACCTAGTTCATAATCCTTGATTGATTCATGGACGACGCCGTCTGGACAGTTGTAAAAAAAGTCGCACAGCATGATGAATAAGTTTGCGAGCCCGTGTCCTTTCGGTGGAATAAACACATGGCTCATTTGATTCTGTACGCCTCTGCACGCTTTAATATATACTCCCAGTTTGTAATGTTCAGCTTGCGTTCAAAATGCATGTAAAATTCGAGCTCGATGAGTTTCTTCAGACGTTGAAACTCATGACTTTCGAAATCAATTTCACCCTCGTCTGGATACTCATGCGTCGTCCCGAGCAAAGAAACCACTTTCATTTCGCAAGTCTTCATAAGAAATGCCGGTAGGCTTAAACTGTTCGACAAACGGAATCCATGGACTGAGGGATTCGTCGACGATGAGTGTCGATTTTTTCGGTTCGAGAAGAGACGTTTGCTGTGCTACGGGGATGCACAACAACGGGTGACCTATATGATTCAGGAGTCCGTGGATGATGATATCAAACGTCTGGCGTGTATCGACGTTGTCGAGCATGAGTTGAGCAAACTCCCTCGTGAAACAAAACACTTCGGCTCCACCATTGTTTCCTATGATTCTCGGTTTGGTGTTTGGAATGACATGGAAATTGACACCGACGCTCATGTTGACATACCATAAATCATCCGGTAGTTTTACATTCCAGTCTTTGATAAACACAATGTCGTCATCCCCCTTCCAGAACCATTTCGTCGAACTCTTGTCCCGAGCGACCCGACGGAACATCTCCATACCTTTGACGACACCGGATATATGCGCCAAGCTCGTCGTACCCCCGAGACGCTTGTGAAGCCATTGAACGTATGGATGATCCTTAGAGTAATCGGTAATCCACTCGACGTCCGTAAACCCTCTCTTCTCGAGATGCTCCTCGAGGAGCGGTCGACGATATCCACATGATACTGGACAATGTAACACGTAAAGCTTTGGCATCAATACTATGTATGAGCATCTGTATTTTAGGTTCAAGTGGATTCATAGGACGGAATTTGGTACGATCGTTTCCGGGAAGTGTAGCCTTGGCGCGCAAAGATCTCAATCTTCTCGATTCTGAAGCAGTGACGAACTATTTTTCAAAGAATAATTATGAAGTTGTTATTCATTGTGCCGTCATGGGAGGGAGTCGCCTTCGAGAGGATGACCACTCGGTGCTCGACCAGAACCTTCGTATGTTTTTCAACGTGATGAATGCCACTCGGTGTAAAGTGTACTACTTTTCGAGTGGAGCGGCGCTCAGAAATTTCCCAAACCCACCGAACGACCCCTATGGATTTTCAAAGTACGTCATTGAGCAGTACAAGTGCTCACGACTTCAGATTTTACGCATCTGGGGGTGCTTTGGGCACGACGAACCACCGACGCGCTTCCTCGCAACAGGTAAACGTGATGGACATGTCACTATCAAAGAGGACCAAGAGTTTGATTTTTTCCACGTGGATGACGTTGCCAGAGTCCTTGAATATCTTATAGACAGACCCAATATCGGATATCCACTAAATATGGTGTATCCAGGTAAGAAATATCTTCTTTCCGAAATTGCTGAAATGGCAGGTGTTTCAGTGACTGTGTACGGAAAAAAGAATAGTGGTTACATAGGCGAGTATAACCTTCATATGCTGACTCTGCCGACTCTGAAAAAGCGAGTAGAAGAATACTTTAAGAATTAAACGGCTTTCATCATATGAAGGCTTTGATTCTCACGTATTCGGGATTTCAGGATCACGAACTCGTTTATCCTTATTATCGTTTGCTCGGAGCGGGTTTCCACGTCGATATTGTCGCAGACAAGAAAGATGAACTTGGAAGAATATACGGCATCTTTGGTCTGAACATGCCGTGTCACATTCTTCTCAAGGATTTTTCAGTTGACCTCGTCGACGAGTACGATCTTTTGATACTCCCGGGTGGTGTAAAAAGTCTCGAAAAGCTTCGTCAGAATAAAACTGTGCTCGAATTCGTTGCACGATGGAATCAACTCGGAAAATGTATTTCGAGTACATGCCATGGTGCACAATTGCTCATTTCTGCCAAGGTTGTAAAGGGACGTCGCATCAGTGGATACTATAGTCTCAAGGATGACATTGAAAATGCGGGTGCTGAATATGTCGATGCACCGTTCGTAATCGATTCGAACATTGTTACGAGTCCGCATTACGACCACATGGGTCCGTGGATGGAAAAGACGCTCGAAGTTTACCGAACGACGAGCGTGACACAATCGTCTGAAAATCCATCCATGTGACGTGCCACAGTTTCAACGACACGAACAAATCCCACATCACCAGGTTGAATCACATGAAACGTTTCATCTTCAATCGTCTTCATCATGTTTCCACGAAGAAAAATGAGAATGTCATTAGGGTACTTGTCTTTGAGGTTTACAGGCTCGATGATTATCGTCCTACCACAAAATTGAAACTCATTGCGCACCGCATCGTCGAACCAGAGACACTCATCCGTTTTAGGAAGTTCGTATTGTGAATTTTCATACCCGGAACATTCTCGCCCATACGTGTCCGTGAGTCGAACGAGATCTTTTTTGTTCACGGGTGTTTCAATTTCAAATACGATTACATCATCAGATGTCGCGCACGTCTGATGAAATAATCCTCGACGTATCATCTGTTTCGCAGGGGCTTGGAGTGTTTTTGAATCAGCGATGAATTTCATCTCGATGGTTCCACTCACGACAACCAGACCAGTTGTCTTGCTTGGATGACAATGCATGCTCGTAGAGTGACCTTTCTTTATATGAAGAACCCATAAAGCAACATGTTCGTTTTCGTATGCAAGATATTCGTACCCCCAAGGCTTTTGAACGATGACGGATTTGTGATTCATATTCTCTAATTAGCTTTGACTTTTAAGCCGGGAACATGTTTTCCAGAGTGCCTGATTTAATCTGATTCGTCACCGGATCCCTGTAACTCATAACACGAGGTATGAGAAGTTGATTACGAACCATGTTCACGTGAAAGAGTGCACAGTCGGATGATGAAAGACAATCGGAAAGCGTTTCGTGTGTCTGTATACCATAGGCTTGAGCTATTGCACTGAAATCGGGACTCGTCACGTCCGCTCCGAAACGGTTTTTGAACAAGTTGTCTTGCATGAGACTGATTGCGAGGTACCCTCCATTGTTGAGTACTATGATCTTCATGGGTATCTTGTACTGAATCACAGTTTGCAACTCTTGTAAATTCATCTGAAACCCACCGTCACCAGCGATGCATATGATCCGGCGGGTCCTGTCCGCTGCCCATGCACCTATGGCACCTGGAAGTCCAAACCCCATAGAACACAAGCCGCTGCTCGTAAACAAACGGTTCCCGTGATTTCTCAAAGCCTGCATCGTGCACGTAAAACTGGTTCCCATATCAGTCACGACAATGTCACGTTCGGTCAGGTATGTTCCGAGTTCTTGAATGAGATCATAACTGTTCACGAACCCATGTGCTCTTGTGTGGGGTTCATCGAAAACAGACAAGGTATTCTTCCAGCTCTGCACGCGTTCGATCCAATCGGGAACATTCACGGTGACATCAAATTGTCTCATGAATTCCCTAACGTCTCCAATGTACTGATAGGCACTTTTCATCGTACGTTTGAAAACTTCATTCTCATCAATGTCCACCACGATAATCGTTGCATGCGGTGCGAATTTTGAAGAATCGTATCCGGTACAAGGTATACTCAATCGACTTGCAAGCACAAGAATGCAATCCGCATTCTGAACGGCTAGGTTTGCACCTCGTTCACCGAAAATGCCGAAATTCCCAACGTACAATGGATGTTCCCAATGAAACATGTCATTCGCATTCCATGTACAAACTACAGGAGAGCGCACACGTTCAACAAAGTCGATAAACTCCTTCTCGGAATTCGATGTATGAATACCGTTACCGGCGACAATCAATGGCTTTTTTGCCTGGGTAAAAGCGTCCACCAAATCACGACTCAACAGAGGTGAAGTTTCATCTCGGAAACTAATACGCTGTGGAACAACATCGATGTTTTCAGCTTGAACATCGATGGGCACGTCGAGCCATACAGGACCCATTCGACCTGTCGTTGCCATTTTCCAAGCATGTTCGAGTGTTTCAGGTATATTCGATGTCACTTGTGTTGCATAGTTCGTACAATGTTTCACCATCGTAACAATGTCGCATTCTTGAACGCCGAGCTGACGAAGTGGACGAGGTTCAGACGAAAGCGTCTGATTTCGAGGTACTTGACCACTCAGAACAATCATCGGAATACCGTCTTGCCAAGCACCGACTACGCCGGTGATTGCATTCGTAGAACCTGGTCCGTTTGTTACGAGCACGAGCGCTGGTTTTTTAGCAATTCGAGCGTATCCGTCAGCCGCCATGGCACAGGCTTGTTCGTGATAGTTGAAAATCGCATTCATAGAACTCGTGCGCGTACTTTCGAGTAAGTGCGCAGCTGCTCCACCGGAGACACAAAAGACTTGTTCGACACCTTGAAGTTCAAAAAATTGAATGATGTAATCACTCACTTTCATTATGGTTTTTAGACTCAAAATCCTTAAGTAGCCTGCACACGTAATCGACATCATCGAAACTCATTCCATGGTGAGCCCCTAGAAGAAAACCGTCACGCATTACGCGGTCTGCACCGTCAAACTCCTTCAGGTACGTCCGCCACACTGGATGACGTGTGATGTTCCCTGCAAAACACACGCGCGTCTGAACCCCATTCGCCTCGAGAAACTTGAGACACTCGAGCCGATCCGGGCACATCAGCGGCATCGCAAGCCAGTTGGGTTTCTTCGAATCGTCCGGAAGGAGGTAGTACTTTGTGTCTTTCAGGTTTTCAATGTACCGCTCGATATTGGCACGACGTTTCGCGAGCAAACCATCCAGTTTTGCCCATTGCGCCAGCCCAAATGCAGCGTTCATTTCACACGCCTTCAGATGGTACCCTGCGACGCCGTACAAAAACTTCCAATCGTATGGGATGCCGTCGACGGAATGATTGAAACGTTCGGACGGTTCCTCGACATTGTCTCCGATGCGACCCCAGTCTCGAAACATAATCGCCCGTTTCAGGTGAGCGTCGTCGTTGAACATCACCATGCCACCGACTCCACCAGCTGTGATAACGTGGCTAGCATAGAAACTCGTCGTCGAAACATCAGTCTGATAGTCTGGAGTGGTGCTCGGGATCGTATCCGCCGAATCCTCGATGAGAATCAGATCCGGAAACGCCTCTCGGATCGCCTTCCAGTCCGGTACATTTCCAATGAGGTTCGGAATCAGAAGAACGCGTGTCTTGCTCGTGACGACGGCGCGAATCTGTTCGACGCTCGGAACGTATCGACCAATTTCAGAATCGCAAAATACGGGCGTGAGACCACATTGTGCGATGGGTGCGACGGTCGTCGCAAACCCACACGCTGGTGTCACCACTTCGTCTCCGGGTTTGAGATCGAGGGCACACAGAGCGAGAAGAATAGCACTCGAACCCGAGTTGACAAAGAGACCGTACCGTTTTCCGAACCGAGCCGCCACCTTTTCCTCAAACTCGACCGAGATGGGCCCAAAACCGGCAAGCCACCCTGCGCGAAGACAATCATTCACCGCCTGAATCTCCTCTTCGCCATACGCCTCAAACTGATTCGGTGCATACCAAACCTTCTTGTGCGTCACCATGTCTAAAGTTTATTAGTGTCACTCTTTTAATATGAGGGTTCTTGTCACAGGGGGACTCGGCTTTATAGGATCAAACTTTATTGACTATGTACTCGAGAATAACGACGAAATTACAGCCGTCATGAACGTCGACAGATGCGATTACTGTGCCCGAGTTCACAACGTTTCACGAGCCAGTGACCCTCGATATACATACGTCCAAGCTGACATTACAAACATGGCAAAGATGAAACGTTTGTTTGATGAATTTAAACCCGAAGTTGTCGTTCACTTTGCAGCACAATCTCACGTCGACACGTCATTTGAGAACTCTTTTCAATACATTAATGATAACATCATCGGTACGTATACGATACTTGAATGTGTCAAAGAATCTGGGTGTAGACTGGTACACATCAGCACTGACGAAGTTTACGGCGAAGTCGCTCTCGACGAGACGAGTCACCCGGATACGTCAGTTTTGAATCCTACGAATCCATACTCGGCGACCAAGGCGGGTGCTGAACTTCTCGTCAAGGCGTATGGACACTCGTTTAAGATTCCGTATGTCATCACGCGCGGTAACAACGTCTTTGGACCAAAACAATACCCCGAGAAGGTGATTCCTGCGTTTGTGACTCGGATACTGAACGATGAACCATGTAGAATTCATGGGACTGGACAATCTCGCAGAAATTTCATTTACGTCGACGACGTTTCCCGTGCCGTGATGATTGTTTTACTCAAGGGTGTCTCGGGGACCGTATACAATATCGGAACTCGCAACGAATACTCTGTGAATGAAATATTCAAACACATCCAGGAAAAGCTGGGAAAAGGAACAAAGATTCACGTCAACGATCGTCCTCATAACGATCAGAGATATGCTATTGATTCTTCTGCGTTGTGTGCGCTTGGGTGGAAAGAGGAGGTTGATTTTGAAAGCGCGCTCGACAAAACGATCGAATGGTATAAAGCAAATATGACTTGGTATTCATAGTATGAAGAAGGTGCTCGTGACCGGGGCTTCGGGTTTGGTAGGACGTGCTTTAACTTCTCTTGAAGGCGTCGATTGGATCCCAGTGTGTTCAAAGGATGCAGATTTGCGTGACATTGAACAGGTTCGAGCGCTTTTCGCTCGTCATGCTCCTATCGATGGCGTCATTCACCTCGCCGCAAACGTCGGTGGTGTGTTCAAGAATATGGCACAGCCTGTTCAAATGTACGAGGACAACATGCTCATGAACACGAATATCCTTCGAGTTGCACACGAGAGTGGAATTCAACGCGTCATGTGTTATCTATCGACGTGCATCTTCCCCGATCCAGCTCCAGGATACCCCATGACACCCGAGATGCTTCACACTGGCCCTCCTCACCCAAGTAACCAGGCATACGCATATGCAAAACGTATGGTGGATATCCACTGTCGGGCGTATCGTCAACAGTACGGACGTGAGTATTTTTGCGTCATTCCAACAAACATCTACGGTCCACACGACAACTTCAACCTCGAGAATGCCCACGTCATTCCAGCCCTGATCCACAAGTGTTACCTGGCGAAACGCGACGGAACGCCGTTCGTCGTCGCCGGCGACGGAACGCCTCAGCGACAGTTCATCTTCAGCAACGACATTGCTCGTCTGACACTCTGGGCATACCAAAATTACACGGACCTCGATCGACCGATGGTGATGTGTCCTCCGAACGCCGAAGTGCCTCTTTCACGTGTCGTGGAACTCATCGTCGACGCTTTTGATTTCAAGGGTCCAGTGGTGTATGATACGTCACGTACGAATGGACAGCTCAAAAAGACGGCTGACCACACGACGATCGATTTCAAGTACACGACTCTCGAGGATGGAATCAAAACGACGGCAGATTGGTTCCTGACAACGAGCGAAAAACGAGTTTAGTGGCTTAAAGTTTTTTCGCTTTGTACAAACAGAAGCCCCAGTAGCTCAGTGGTAGAGCGTTTGTTTTGTAAGCAGCAGGTCGGGTGATCGATCCACCCCTGGGGCAGCGCACATAGTATAGTGGTAGTACAGCACCCTTCCAAGGTTCAAGCTCGGGTTCGATTCCCGATGTGCGCACTTTTTTTCTCATGTACAATAAATGCCGCTGCTCACAGAAGCGGAATATCTCCAAAGGTACCTGAATCTTTTACAACATCACATGAGTTTTACGATGTATGGCACCCCATACAATAGAGCAGCCAGAATACGACGCAATGCTCGCAGAAATAAGATTGTCGAAGAGACGACAAAAACACTCAAAAAGCTTCAAGAGGCGCTGAAGCGGAATCAGACTATTGTTCATCACAATATGAGAAAAGCCAACGCACCTAACATTGGTACACCGAATTGGTATGCGAAGAAACTCGAGGCGAATCGATACAGGCAGATTCTGCCGAGAGCACAGGCTCTTCGAAATAGAATCTTGGAACGACGAGCGCTCGGAATCATACGTCGATACTGGCTACAACCACCGATTGTAGGAAGAGGCTACCTGCGACACCAAAAAAATACAGCGGCTCGGTGGAGCGCTGCAAAGTAATGGTCCTGTAGCACAATCGGATAGTGCGCCAGCCTTCTATGTGAATCACATGGTGGTAGCTGGAGGCTGTGGGTTCGAGTCCCACCAGGATCGCGTTAAATTTGAAAATTCTAAATAGAGACCAATAGTATCTGACCTTAGCTCAATTGGTAGAGCGAAAGACTGTAGTCGTTTGAAAAAAATCTTTAGGTCGGTGGTTCGATTCCGCCAGGTCAGAACATGTTGGTTTCATCGTCGGACACAGGACTCTGAATCCTGTAATGGGAGTTCGAGTCTCCCTGGAACCTGAGGCTCCTGTAACTCAGTTGGTAGAGTGTGAGGCTGTTAAGGTGAACATTGTTCACCGCTTCGACACCTCAAAGTCGTAGGATCGAAACCTGCCGGGAGCGCTTTTCTTGAACTATTCCGCTCTAGTTCAAGAAACGTTTCTTCTTGCCGAATAAAACTTGTACCCAATGTACAACCCAATTATGATGCCTACGACGATTCCGATTGCAATGAGGAACCATTGCCACCACGTCAGTTTTTTAGGACCTGATGGTCCTACTGGACTCGAAGCGCACGTCATGAGTCCTTTAAGTAGACCATCGCTCATTGGAGCACTCGCTCCGGAAGAATTGACACACATGTCGTATGCATCGTTTCCTTTGAGTCCAGAGGGTGTGACATCAGCACCGACCGCATTGTAACCCGTAGGACACGCCGTACCTTTCGACACTGATTTCATACCAGCCGAAACAGCCCAGTCGTAAAACTGCTGGTTATAGCTGCAGCCTGGAAGAGCGTCATTGATGACGCTCAAGAGTCCCGTATCGGTCGTGGTCGTCGTGTTACTCGTCACGGCGTTGCTCGACATTACAAGAGACGTAGAAAAAAACATTGCTTACAAACGACGCTGCGCGGTTCTCGCCACGTTAGTCGCCGCCCGAAGCTGTGCCATGTATGCATTGACTCGTTGTCTTTCAGCGTTGAGTGCTTGTACATGAGCATTCAAAGCTGCTTGCTGAGCAGCTTTAAGATAATGTTTCCGAATGCGTTGATAGGTCCAATTGGACGCAGGTGGTATATTGTATTTTTTAGTTCCGCTGTAAGGATCATAGTATGTCTGAGTCACGTACCCACTCGTTCCTGTAAAGTTTTTCCAGGCTCTGTTGAGTGATGGAACGTTTGTAAAGTTGTAGTTCGCTCTCCCCGATGTGTTTCTGAGCAGTTTCTTAAACTCCTGAATTTCGGCGTTTGACACGCGTTCGCGTGCATTCCGAAGCACTTTTGCACGGGCCAACTTTATACGCGCCTCCGCTTGACCCATCAAAGTACGAGACCGTACTTTTTTCTCCTCATTTCTTTCGCGGTTTCTTGATCTAGCCTCTCTCATTTCTCGTTCAAGTCTGGCGACCCGATTAGCAGCCCGTCGCTGAAGTTCAGCAACGTTTGCCTGGGCGCGAAGAAGCGCGGTGGTACGGGACAAAGTCGAGGGACGTTCACGTCGAGGCGGCATGTTTTACTTACTGTATAGAAAAAACGTGTGTTAAATCCGCCTAAAGACGATGGACCACGGAATGTCAACCAACAACCAGACACCAAATGGCTTCCTCTTTCGCCCAGATGTTTGATGAGATCTTCCGTCGTGAGCTGATTGCCGTCCTCTCTCGTGTTGCAGAGGGTGAGGGTCTCGAGCTCGACAACCTGGTGACCAAATACCTCCCGGCGGACATTGCTCCGGCCAAGGCGACGGCTCCCAAGAAGAAGCGGGAGGCCAAGGTGACTGTGAACCCCGAACCCAAGCCGGCAACGACCAAGTGTACCTCGGTGACGGCCAAGGGCAAGCCTTGCTCTCTCAAGGCGTTGGCAGGCGAGTGTATGTGCCGCGTGCACCTCAAGGCGGCGGATAAGCCGGCAGCCCCGACCCCAGCCCCTCGTGGGCCGGCAACGGGTCCGGTGAAGAAGCCGAAGAAGACCAAGAAGACGGAGCAGCCCAAGCATACCCACGAGCTGGATGAGGAGACCCACGACGACTGCGAGCTGTGCCAGACCCACGGATCGGCGATGGAGGACACGGAGGATGAAGAGGAGTTTGAGACGGTGGTGTCACCGCCTCGGACTCTTCGTGAACGGTTGGCCCGGATTGCGACCCAGGAGTACGAGGACGACGAGGATGAGGAGTAAAGTCCTCAAGGACGATAGATACACAGTGCAGTTGCCCCGAGTGTAATAGCAAATACGGTTATCGCTAAAAACTTTTGTCCCTTTGTCTGCTGTGGCTGCGGCGCGGGGAATACAGGAACGGGAACAATCACATGTCTGTCAGATAAAGGAGGGCTCGGAAGCTCCGCGCGACACATTGGACATCGAGTGACGTAACACTGGATGTGCACTTGTTTTTTACAGCACCCGAGGTGGACGACCGTGCCGCTCAGAGGCTCGAGACACACGGGACACTCCTCCATACTAATCAAGGTGTACGAAAATTTTATTCAGAATAAAATCCTCAAACGTCACCTCGAACGTCTCGCCGTTATTGTCGTCGTGGACATACCACGTGTCGGCGTCGTAGGCGTACACGAGACCCTCGCGGTACACGCAACGCTTCTTGGTCTCGGCGATCGTCTTGGTGATCCGAAGACCGATCAGCTCGCGAAGAGAGTTTTCGATAGCAACGGCGTTGACGAGAACGGAATCCATTACTAAAAACAAAACGCGCCTAGACTTTAAAGTATGCACAAACGACCGCTTCCGAAATTGGTCGTCTCAGTCGATCCGTCGACGCTCAAGTATGCCCCGATCGAAAACAGTATCGTGTACAAGTTACGTCACACTATTCCGTACCCTCCATTGAAACCGAAGCCCTACGTCCCCATCGCCAACATCGAAAGCCTCGTAGGAAGTCTCCGGTACCGGGGAGCGACAGACGAGGAAATTGAGGAGGTTCGTCGTAAAAATTATTACGTCCCTGTCGTGCGTCCACCACCTGCACCGAAGAAGAAGCTCAAGAAGAAGAAGACGACCGAAGAAGACATTGATAAGATGTTTTCACAGTACACGAAACCAGTTGTCAAGAAGAAGGTGCTCAAGGCGGTGGTGAAAAAAATATAGACAAACTGTAATGGAGCGCGTCCAACGCTTATGGCGCGCCAAGCGCGTCTTCACGAATAGTCAGGGGCCGATCAAATTATCAAAACCGAGCATCGTCTCGACAATCTCAGTCGCTCAATTCCCCGTCAATCTCGACGCTGTTTTCTCCCATGCGCCTCGTGGATTCACAGAGGTTACAGGCACAAAAGGCACTGGTAGAAAAGCAGTGACGCGATACACGAACGGACGATGGATCGGCAATTCGACGGGTGTCGTGCGGGTCACGGCGAAGCGAGGACCGCAGACGGTCATCATGACCAAGACGACCGTGACTGTCCTCGGTTCTGGAAATCCCGAAGAGGCGTACCTCGCCATCGTCAAGAATGGCTGGGCGCTTCGTAATTTACTCCGCGTGAAACCCGATTATCGTAAAGTTGACGGCATTTTCTACGTCAACAAACCGTTTGACCTCGAAGGTCTTGCACACGAACTCCGACGTCTTCCGAACGGTACCGTCAAGTACAATCCGGAACTGGGTTCAATTCCTGCTGTGGTACTCAAGCTTAAAAGCCCGCAGTTGACGTATCAGTTTTTCGAAAACGGAACCATCTTGTTCACTGGTATTAAAGACCCCCGTGAAATCAACGAACCTGTCAGAGTATTTAAAGAGTTTTTCACGAAACACGGACTCCAGTACATTGTGGCGTTCGAGACGGCCCGAACACCCGCACTGCGTCGACCTGTGGCGACGAAAAAGAACACGTCCAAACTCGCGAATAGGTACCCGCTCGCAGGTACATGGAACAAACTCCGTCGACCGTACGCCGGGTTTTACATCCGGCCTGGTGTGGATGGTAAACCACGCATGTACCCATACAGATTTATGCGTCGCAACGAGAACGCCGGTGTCGTAAATCTCGGTCCGATGAATCTTCGGGCCGTCGCACCCAAGGTGGTCAAGGCGTTCAAGAATGTCGGTCAGCCGATTCCCAAGGTGACTCGAAACGCATTTGCCTCTGCAGGTGTTTCGCTCGGAAGTCCGAAGAAAAAGGCGGCTGCACATGCGAATCGTCGTGCACCAAGCTGGAACGCGACGAAAAATGGGTTCTACGTTCGACCGGGACCGGGTCAGCAGCCATACTGGTTTGCAATTCCAAAGGGTCTTGCGTCTGGACGCAAGACAGTCATCGCTGCATACTCCAAGGCGGGTCGAAACATTCCAGCGGCGGTCCGCAATCTGTTTAAGATCCCAGCCTCTGTCGCCATCAATACAAAGCCGAAACACAACGTCTCTGTCGGGCTCAACGGCATCCTGCGCATCAACGGACGCCAGGCGATTCGTCTCACAGTCCCTGAACTCGTCGCCATTGCCCGGAACATGAACATTGCCGAGGTGAACAGCAAGATGAAACCAGCTGAGATTATGCAATGGATCCAGTACAAGAGTGGCCTCACAGGCGCCAAAGCGACGAAGAATTACAACGTCGAACTCAACGGCACCAAATATAAATTCCTTCAGAACGGTCGCGTCGAACGAACGGTCGGAAAGAAACGAACGACGCGAAGCTGGAACACCATACCAGCTGTGAATCAGAATCGCATCGCCAAGGCGTACCTGAATGCGTCGTACCACAACGCATACAACGCCACGCCACGCAACAAAAAGTACGAGGCGCTCCTTTTGTACCAGTATTCTCTTCGTCCGAGAACACCTTCGACAACGAATTCAAACAACAATCTAGCAAACTTTGCTGCTAACGTCATGGCCACCATGGAGAGGAACGCTGCTCGTCGTCGGACCTAAGAGTACCAAGAGGGCGCTTCTGCGCCCTCTTGTTCCGTCACGGACGGCGGACAAGACGCACCAAGTCGCTTCGCGACTTGTTCGGTGCCCCTTGTACTTAACAGATCAGACATCCAATGATACGTGATGCCCCATGACTTCCAGAGATCCAGCTGAGTTGCAATTTTGTCGTCGTGTTTGAAAAAATCCTTGGTGAGAAACTCTGCATTCGCGACACAGATGATGCGTAGCGGTTTACCGTAAAATGCAGGCATGTTGCGATACTTGACCGGTACACCCAGTATTTTGTCTTGGGCCGTTCCGCCATTGAAAAAGCACTGCGTCTTGACTTCAATGACGAAATCGTCCGTCTCCCAGTCGAGCTGATCGAATCGTCGTCCATTCTTCCTCTTTGCAGGAACCCACCCGTTCGGGTACAACTCGCGAACCAATCGTTCACCAAACTCACCAGACCATTTTTCGTTGGTTGAATTCGATTTATGTTGTCCCCATAGCATCTCAGCTGCACTGCGTGCCTTTTTCGTTTTACCAGGGATAAAATCTGGGACACCCCGAATCCACTTGAGGACTTCAGGGTCACACAGGTACTTCGTCATATTTTACATTCAAGTTACGTGTTTATGCGGGCACGACGACGATGAGCGAACGCCATGTTGTATTGACTACGATTCATGAGCAATACTGTATTAGGACTCAGATTACGAGCCAGTACAGTGAATGCATTTTGTTTCGCCCTGACTCGCCGGGCAGCATTCAACTTGCTGGCATTATTAATCTTTTTTCTCGCGTTGTTAATTTTTCTTTTGTTGTTATTTGGAACGTTCCAATTGTACGTCAGGAATAAAGGTGCTCCTAGATTTCTCGATTTAAGCCTGAGTCGTGCCCGAGCCTCTGCCACGGCTTCCAACCGAGCCTCTGCATTTCGACGCGCCTTCCATTCACGGAGTTTATTAAACATGATTTTAGTCTAGAAAAAAATGCGCCAACCGGGTGCCGCCCCCGGGTTACCGGCTCATAAGACCAGTGTACTAACTGTTATACTATTGGCGCAAGTTAAAAACAACGCTCCCCTTTAAACCATGGGTGACGAAAAGTCAGGTCCGGAGTATATTAAAGTCGAGGGCACTGACGTGTTTTTTTACTGTGACGTGTCGGTCGAATCGGTCGCCGAGTTGTGTGCCGCCGTCAAAAAGATTGAGCGGGACTATTACGAGGCGCCCATCCGCGTTCACATTCACAGCGAAGGCGGAGATCTCTACGCCGGACTCGCGGCGATGGATTTTCTCCGATCGTTACGATCACGGGTCGTGACGATCGCAGAGGGAATGTGTGCGTCGGCCGCGACGCTCATCTTCCTGGGTGGTGATTCGCGTATTGTGAGTCACAACGCGTACCTGTTGATTCACCAACTCGGATCCGATTTCTGGGGCAAGTACGAAAACATGAAGGATGAGATGCTCAGGTGTGAGCGGCTCATGAAGCGTATGAAGCGGATTTACCTCCGAGAGACGACTATTCCAGAGAGGAAATTTGAGAAGCTCATGAAGCGGGACCTGTACCTTTCGTACCGGCAGTGTGTCAAGTATGGAATTCATTCAGTCGAGTAAGCGAGCCACTTTGATCGCCACATCCAAAGGAAGAATTCTCGAAAGTATACGGACTCGGGTATTGCGGCGAATCTGTGCCTTTTTGTTGCGAACGATGTTACGCATGACCGTACCCTGGATACGCGGTGGCAAAGGAGGAAGATGGTACTTTCGTAAGAGCTGTTTGTAAGCGGCCGTGGTCAATCTCGTAGCTGCACTGTAATTCGACCAGGCCCGATTACGATTCGCTGCTAAATTGCGTGTTGCGCGATTCAAAGCACGGTTGCTCTCGTTCCACCGTTGTTCAGCAGAGACCATACTAAAGATTAATATTTAAGATTAACTAATGGAGACTGGAAAGTGCATCCGGTGTGCCCGGCGTCAACGTCTGCTGATGCCGTGCAAATCGTGTACAGGTAAGTACTGTTCGGGGTGTATTCAGCTGGAGGTTCATGCGTGCCCGGAACTCTCGGCGAAAAAGGCGTTTGAGCTCGAAAAGCTGTCCAATGCGAACCCGGTTGTCGTTTCATCCAAAGTGATTAAAATATGAAATACCAGTAATGAGCCTGACAATGGCTGAACTCCAGCATATGGTGAAAAAGTACGGCGTCACTCGAAGCGGATCGAGACCGGAAGTTGCTCGACGCCTCATCAGCGTCACGGGTCACATGCTGACGCTTTCCGATTTGAAAAAGTTGGAGGATTTCCTCAAACTTCCACCTTCCAAGAGATACCAGGGTCCTCGTTACAGACCGGTGAAGAAGAACGGTCAGTTGATTGCGATCCGCCCACGCTGAAGAACCAGTAGAATCAGAAGCATGATCATCGCGACGATGAGCAGGGTACGTCCTGTCGTAAAGTCGTCGGCAAAGTCCGCCGGTGTGATGTAATTCTTGGCGTCTGCGAGAACTACACCACGCCCAAACGTCGTCGATCCGTCATCGAACTGGTACTTGCGTGCTGGATAAAGAAACGTCCTGGCGGGATTGACACTTCCGGTCCCGAGATACATGTTCGCCGCGTGGTCGAGAGCCAACGTATCGAAATGATCGGTCGGCACACCTGCTCTGGGATTAAACTCGAGCATCGGGGGCGACTCAGGGCGCTCTGGTGCTGGTTCGAGAACACCCTTGTAGCCGCCGTTGTACACGATACCGAATGTGTCCGTTGCTGTGTACGGATTCATGCGATTCATACTCAGGTCGTCATTCAAAAGTAGGCTCGTCATTCTCTGTTAGTGACTTAGATTTAATCTCCAAGTCCGAAGGACTTGTCAGTCCGAAGGACTTGTCAGTCCGAAGGACTTTCCACCTGCGGTGGAAAGGCTGTATTGTAACGTCTCTCCTGAACTTTCGCCTTGTGCTTTTCCCACATTTCGTCGAGGTCGATGTTCAACATGTGTGCCAACTGAAAGAGGTATGAAAACACGTCGCCCATCTCAGTCGTCACATCTGTTCCTCGATCCTTTTTGAGTCCCGTTTTCCTAAAATGACGCTGGTACTGTCGTATTGCCGAGGCGAGTTCACCCACCTCCTCTGTGAACAACAGCCAGACCGTACTCACTGGAGCCTTATCCCAGCCTTTGGCACGACACAACTCGAACGTTTCGTTCCGGTACCTATTCATCATGGTCATTCAACGAGCGATACCCTTATGTAATCCGAACCACAGTACGATAAACACCGCGAGCATCGTAATCGTCTCCACGGTACACCGAAACTTTTCAGTCTCCATGTCCGACATGTTCCGTCGGCTGGATACCAGCGCGCTCGTCAGGCGGGACGCACGGTCGACGATGAAAAACAAAAGAACACCGATGAGCAGCTCCTCGAATCGTTTCATCTATTTTCTGTACAGAATAAAAATGGATCTCGAGGAGCCTCAGTGGCGTAAAAATCTCCCAGTGATTGCCGTGACGCTCGCGGTCATCGCTCTGACCTTCCAGGTGTTTGTTCTGTATCCATGGCACATTCAGCTGTCGAGACAAATTTCTCGCCTCAAGTAAGAGGTGATGTCACTAGCCCATGTATTCGCCATGTCGGTCGCCGAGACGTTTGGCAATTTTCATCTAAAGAACTTTGCAGCCAGCAACAGTCATCACAATCTACTCTGCGGCGTCATGGGGTACTGCGGCGTCTTGTATTTTTTGGTTCGGAGCTTCGCGCTCGGGGGATCTCTGCTTTGGGTCTCAGCAATGTGGGAAGGGATGATCACAGTGCTGGGCGCCGGGTTTGCTTTTTTCGTACTCGGTGAACGATTCAGTCACCCGATCCAGTACTTTGGTATTTTCCTCGCTGTTATTGCGATGATTCTAGTCCACCTCGGTGACGACATGTTCAAACAGTAGTTCTGCCGGCGTTAACGTTCATTGTCGTTCGAGGCACTGCATTTGAACCTTGATTCATAGCTCCCAGACCGTTGGTGGCAGTCGGTGGTCCAGATGAGAGGACGTTAGCACTTCCTCCATTCTGACGGCGTTTGATCACGTAGATGACGACACCGATGATGATCAGAGCGAGTACGATGCCACCGACAATCAGACCGATGCTGAGACCGGATGAAGGTGGTGGAGCAGTTTTCTGATCGTTTGCGTTTGGAGTGCTCATTGGAATGGGACGGCAAACTTATCATTGGCTGGCATTTTATTTCCGTGAGTTGTCGTGCTCACCGGCATCGCCAGTGGAACCGGATTACGAGTCACGTAATCCATGAACGAAAGCTGCTGCAGAATACCAGTCTGGATGGTTTTCGTCGCCTCCTGGACGACAATGTCATTCATGCGTGCAACCTGTGCGCTCACACCGGAGTACGGATCCGAGACGGTGTGATCGTAAACACGAACCATGAGAGCCTGGAGATCACCGTCGCTCTGACGATCGATGTTCATGCCGGTTTTCGAGCTGACATTCTTGACGATGGCACCGTGCAGGTACTCGATGTTGAAGCGAGACAGAAACGCCTCGCTCACCGGCGTCTTGGGTGGCATATAGTTCGCCATTACAATCCCCCGAGATAAAAAGCTACGACGTTCGTAAACAAAATGAAGGTCCTCAAGAGGTCTGGAGATCTGACTGAGATGCTGTTCGACAAGGTGACGAAACGCATCCAGAAATTGAACCAGGCTCCGGAATTTGAACCCCTGAACGTCCAGCCAGACAAGGTGGCCCAGAAGGTTTTCCAGAGCATGTACGACGGAATCTCCACAACGGAAATTGACAACCTCACGGCTGAGGTGGCGGTGGCGATGATCACCGAACACCCGGATTACGAGACGCTCGCAATGCGTGTTACGGTCTCGAATCTTCAAAAAAATAGCCCCAAGTGTTTCTCGGACGCGATGGTGGCACTACACGTCAAGGGGATCGTGTCCGACCACTTCATGAAGTGCATCAAGCTCGAGATGGATGGATGGATCCGACACGAGCGCGATTACGACTTTGGGTACTTTGGAATCAAGACGCTCCAGCGTGGTTACCTGAACGAGGGTGAGACGCCACAGTACATGTTCATGCGTGTCGCCCTCGGTATTCACGGCGACGATTACGCCCGCGTCCGCGAGACGTACGATCTCATGTCCCAAAAGTACTTTACGCATGCGACGCCGACGCTGTTCAACGCCGGTACGAATCATCCTCAGCTGTCGAGCTGTTTCCTCGTGGCGATGAAAGAGGACAGCATCGAGGGCATCTACGAGACGCTCAAGGAGTGTGCACACATCTCCAAGTGGTCGGGTGGTATCGGTATTCACTGCTCGAACGTCCGTGCCAACGGGACGCGGATCAAGGGGACGAACGGTGTCGCCGACGGCATCGTACCTATGCTGCGCGTGTTCAACAACACGGCCCGGTACGTCAACCAGGGTGGTGGTAAACGCAAGGGGTCGTTCGCCGTGTACCTCGAGCCATGGCACGCGGACGTCCTGGAATTTCTCGAGCTTCGTCTGAATCAGGGTGATGAGGAGATGCGTTGTCGCGATCTGTTCACAGCGATGTGGGTCCCGGATCTGTTCATGAAAAAGGTGGAGAAGGATGAGGACTGGCACCTGATGTGTCCGCACGAGTGCCCGGGTCTACAGGATGTCTACGGTGAAGAGTTTGAGACGCTGTACCAAAAGTACGTCGACGAGGGTCGATTCAAGCGTGCAGTCAAGGCTCGCCAGGTATGGGACGCGATCCTCAAGTCCCAGATTGAAACGGGGACGCCGTACATGTGCTACAAGGATTCGGTCAACCGCAAGTCGAACCAGTCAAACATCGGCGTCGTCAAGTCCAGCAATTTGTGCACGGAAATCATGGAGGTTTCCGATGGGAACGAGACGGCCGTGTGTAACCTGGCGTCCATCTGTCTCCCTGCGTTTGTGAAGAATGGGGATTTCGACGCGTCGATGTTGGGTAAGGTGGCCCGTATCGTGACGCGCAATCTGAACCGGGTCATCGACAAGAATTTCTACCCAACCGAGGCGGCTCGCAAGTCGAATCTGCGTCACCGACCCATCGGCATCGGTGTGCAAGGTCTGGCTGACGTGTTCCAGATGCTTGGGTTGTCGTTCGACGAGCCCAAGGCTCGTGAACTCAATACGGCCATTTTCAGGGAAATATACAGACAGGCGGTGTGGGAATCCTTCACACTCGCATCTGAAGAGGGTCCGTACGAGACGTTTCAGGGCTCACCAGCGTCTCAGGGCTTGCTTCAGTATGACCTCTGGGGCAAGGAGGATCATGCATTCGATGAACACAAGAAGCGTATCGCGAAACACGGCCTCCGGAATTCGCTTTTGGTGGCACCCATGCCGACCGCGTCGACGGCACAGATTATGGGCAACAACGAGGCGTTCGAGCCGTACACGACCAACATCTACCTCCGTCGGACGCTCGCCGGTGAGTTTGTCATGGTGAACAAACACCTGGTTAAGGATTTACAAAAGGTGAACATGTGGAATCCGCAGATCAAGAATGAGATTATTCGCGCCGGCGGATCGATCCAAAACATCCCGGACATTCCACTCCGACTCAAGGAGATTTACCGAACCGTGTGGGAGATTCCACAGAAGAGCATCATCGATATGGCGGCGGATCGCGGTGCCTATATCGATCAGTCTCAGTCACTGAACATTTTCATGGAGAATCCAACCCTCGCAAAGCTGTCGTCGATGCACTTTTACGGCTGGAAAAAGGGACTCAAGACAGGTATGTACTACCTGCGTACGCGTGCCAAGGCGAAGCCTCAGCAAGTCACAATCACGCCAGTGGCAACGTCCGCACCTACCGACGAGGAGAAGCTCGCGTGCTCTTTGGCGAACCCCGAGGGGTGCTTGATGTGTTCATCTTAAGAGAAAACCATCTAAACAACATATGAAGTGGTCCGATGTGGACACTTCGACGCTCGTCTTTGCTGGAAAACGAGGAGGGGGGACGAAAGTGACACAGGCTGATGGGTCCCTGCTCCGCTTCCAAATTCCGACGGCGCGCGTCATGTACAACGGCATTTCGGATTTCAAATCCGTGACGCTCGAAATGCCGCCTGATTTTTGCGCATGGTGGACCGAGAAACTCGAGGACATTGCTTCCGGGTGTGCACCTTTTCGGTCGAATCTGAAGGACAATGGTCTTCGAGTCAAGGTGGATCCGGCGACGCAGTTTTTTGACGAACAGAAGAAGAGTGTGTTTCCAGCCATCGAGGAAGGGGCTCTCAAAGGCGACACACTGAGCTGTATCATCGAGGTTTCGGGGGTTTACTTTTTCCAGGATACGTACGGTCTCATCGTACGTGCGCACCAAGCTGTGATTCGCAAGTCCAAGTCCAAGTCGCGAAGCGACTTGTCCGAGTCAAAGTGTGACGTCACCATAGACGGTGATACACTTAAGGGTTTTGCGTTTATTTAATTCAATGAACGATCCACAGACATGGCAAAACATCGCTGACGCTCTCGGGATGAATGTCAAGATCGACCCCGAGAAGGTTCATACAATTTTTGATGGTGGTAGTGTCTTTGACAGAACCTATAATTGTGGTGCTGAGTGTAAGAATGGTAAACCATGTGGAGCATGGGTACTCAAGGGTGAAAAGTGTTGGAGGCACAAGTGACGGCGGTCAAGTCTACGACTTGGACTTAACGACGGAAGATGGCAGCCATCGTGTTGTACGACGTGCGGTATGGTGAGGCGTACTTGGCGACGGGCTTCATGCCGTATGGCACGGAGCTGTGGTGCTTGCGCACGACGCGCTTGCCGTGGCTGGTGTCCATGTGGGACACCTGGATACCGCTGGAGCGGTAGCTGCGGCCGCCGCCGAGGCGACGCACGAACAGCTTACCACTCTTCTTGGACTTGAACAGACGCTTACCACTGGAGGCGTAGAACTTGGTTGGAACGTAGCTAGGCATGTTACTGTGTGACAAGATTTAAATCCACAAGTCCGAAGGACTTGTGTTGCACTCCGTCTCTTGTCCGTTCACTTTTTGGCCAACTTGGCCTCGATGCATGCATCGAGCAGGGAACCCTTGGTGGCTGGGACGAATCCATCCAGACCGAGTTTCTTATGGCAGTACTTCAGCGCCTTGCCGCGCTTGGAGACATCCTTCTGCTGCTTGGTCAGGTGAGGCATTATACTACTGGTCAAGAAATTCTCTTGGCCTGACGTTCCTTGACGCATGCGTAGAGCGCCTTACCGTCTTTACCGACATTGAAGAGCACCATACCTGTGAGTTTGAGTTCTTTACGGCACAGACGTGTGTCGATCGCCCACGTGCTCTCCTTCCCCTGCTTCGCCTTAGCCTTGCTGACAATCTCGCCGCTCGATTTGGACACTGTGAGTTTTTTGGCCGTGAGACCACCTGTTGTCGCAGGCTGTTTTTTGTGAAGGACGAGTGCACGAGAAGCCATGTGATTTACACAGAGAAAATCTTAGCAATCGTCCGCATCGTAAGTGCCGACACCCCCTTCTTCTTTTCTCCGAGCACGTCCGCCACAATCTCCGACTTTTTGTCGTGCAAGTCCATCATAAACTCCTCGATCGAATTCACTCCCGGAAACGTACGGTACACCATCCGAGTGACGTGTACCTTACGCTTCTGCCCCGTCCGATCCGCCCGCCCAATCGCCTGCAACTCCGTCGCCGGATTCCACGCCGGACTCGTGATGTACACACGAGACGCCTCCTGCAAATTCAACCCGACACCGCCCGCCCGAATCTGGATCAGAAACACCGCATTCTGTGGAGCTTCCCGGAACGCCTTGATCCGAGTTTCCCGCTCCTCCTTGTCCGTGACGTGTCCGTCTATCCGGAACACTGGGATGCCACGTTCAGTCAACAACTCCTGGATGCGGTCCGTCTCCACCGTAAACTGGGTAAACACGAGTGCCTTTTCGTCCGGATGGGATGCGATAGAATCCAGGAGCACCTCGTGTTTCTTGGACCGGCCGGTGTACAACTCGGGCTGGGTATTCTCCTTGACCGCAAGACCGTCGGTGAACAGTTGGGGCCACGTCATCACTTGCCGAAGTCGCAGGATGCCCTCGAGCATGATGATCGCATTGTCCGTGGTGTTCAGGAGACCTTGGCCGTACTGGAACGCCTGATTGTACAGAGCCTGCTCCTCGGGGTACATGTCCAACTCGACCGTGTCTACGGTAGACATTGACTCCTTCGTACGACGAAGGACATACTTTTGACGGATGAGATCGTAATCACGCAGCACAGAACCCCGGGTCAGACCGATAAACGAACACAGAGAGACGAAATCCTTCATCGAGTTGAACACCGGTGTACCGGTGACTATCCACTTGATACCGGCATCCAGGGCCGCCAGGCTCTTGTGACTCCGGGTCTTTGGGTTACGAACCTCGTGACCTTCATCCAGGATCAGGCGATCCCACTTGAAATCGTGGAGCAAACTCTGAGAACTCATCACCGAGTAAGGGGCCAGGACGACACCCTCAAAGTTGGTCAGATCACCCACCCGCTGAATCCTATTGGGGCCGTCAAACATACGTACAGGCATCAGACCGTCTGTGAACCGGTTGATCTCATTACGCCACTGACCAACGATAGACTTGGGGACGACGATCAGAGTCTTGGGAAGGGGGTTACGGCACATCATCGCCACGAGTTGAGCCGTCTTGCCGATACCCATCTCGTCACACAGGAAGCCGCCGCGGACACCTTCGTCCCGTTCGCGCTCCAGAAGCCACTTGACGCCAGCCGGTTGGAAGGGAAGAAGGAGGGTCAGAGGCATTTTTGGTTACGTTCCAGTGGGTCACGGCCTGATCACCCGGGGTCAGGACACGATTTTTTCCTTGCGTCACAGTAGTAAATGGCAGCAGCTGCATCAATGGAAGAAAATGCACATAAAGCTTTTGAAAAGATAAAAAAAGGTGCATTCAATCCCAAACCCGAACCCAATCCCAATCCCATAAGGTCTAGGCTGCTCGAAGAAGCCTTGATGCCAGAACCCCATGTAAAATTTGCTCAAAAATGGCATAGACGTGTCGTCCCGTCCAGTAAGCCATTGAATCAGGACCCGATAAGAAATTCACTGCTACAAGCTATTCAAAGAGGTAACGTTACTCCACGTCAAGAGAGGAGAATTATGAAATATTATGCAAATAATCTGGGGCCAAGACTGAAAAGACTACATGCCATGAAAAAGCAGGAATCTGCTGCATCGATCATACAAAAAGCATACAGAAAGAAAAAGGCGGCGAACGAAAACCGAGCCATACGAGCTGCTGCTCGATCTATTACTTCGGGTGCGATTGAAAAGATCACAAAGGAAGAGAAAGAAAGAAAAAAGAAATTGAACAATTTCGAGAAACAACTTGCAAATGCACGCAAGGCACATGAAAGAAAGAAATATGAGAATATGATCAGATCAGGTCAAGAAATTTCAAATCAGAACAGAAGTAGAATATCACTGCTTTATCCTAATTTAGCCGCACAGATAGGTAGACAAAAATTGAGAAAAGTCCTCACCTTAGTTCGTTCGATACCTAAAGAACGAACGGAAAATCGATTTCAGGCTGAAGCAATTCTTAGAAAAATTGCAGGGTACACACTCGAAAACGTGAACGGTAAATTTAACAATATCAATACTCAGATTACAAACCTAAATAGATTCACTGTTAAAAAAGATCTTGTAAAGGCTGCACGTGAGCGTATTAAGCAATTAAGAGTTGAAGAAAAACAGCTTAAAAGAGCTGAAGAAGTTGAAATCCAACAACTGATATCGAATAACAAGAAAAAGTTTACAGCAGCAGGTTTCACAAATTCGAAACAGAATCAATCCAATCTCGACGGATTATTGACGAGACTTGAAAAGCTAAATACAAATAAAGCAAAAGTCATATTCGGTAAACTTTCAGCTGCTAATAGAATTCGTATGATTAGAAATACTGATTTACGTAACAGATATATCAAGTTCAGTACTCAGTTTTACAAAAATTTCGCAAACGCCAAATTAGCACAGGATGTTCTAAACACTCCAGAAAAAAGAATAGCGGAGCGTAATAAACTAATCAAACAAAGACTAGAAACATTGATGAAAGAACTAAACAACACAAATAACAAAAAGTTTTATAAACGATACAATGGACTCGGACTACCAAATAAGAAAAACCTAGCAACATATTTCCCAAATAAGAAAAGGGAATACAACACACGGTTTAACAAATTGAAACCATCGAATCGATTTAAAGCAGCTCTCCCGAAGTTCCGTAGCGGCGCAAAGCCACCACCGGTGTTCAACGAGGCGGCGGCACGCAACGCCCTCAGAAATTATCTCACAGCGACGGTCAAACCAAAGTACAACAATGCTCTCGTGAACGCGATGCTTCGTCTCCCAAATCTCAATAACGCAACCAGACAAGAATTGAAACGTTCACAGCAGTCGAGAGCGAGACGCGTAGCCGGTGCCCTCGGTCGCGGTGCCGTTGCAGCCGGTGGTGCCCTCGGTCGCGGTGCCGTTGCAGCCGGTGGTGCCCTCGGTCGCGGTGCCGTTGCAGCCGGTCGTGCTGCCATCACGGCCCTCACAAGAAGTAAGATTCAAAAGGCTATGTTCGTCATGAAAAATCCCAAGTCAACGTACAAGGAACAGGCTGAGGCTCTTAAGAGTCTTCGCTCGATCATGTCGAATGTAAATGCGACGATGGAAAACAGAAACGCCGCTTACCAAGCCTTTAAAAACCTAGGAAGGAACAATTCACTCGGTTTTAAACCAAGAAACAACCAGTCACAGTCGCCACCTGAAGGCTACAATTACAAGAACAATGGAATATACGGTCCAGGATTTTACCTTAAAACGACCGCTCAACCGATTTCAACTCAGACCACACCGAAGACTCAAAATACGACCGCACCGAAGACTCAAAATACGACCGCACCGTCGAAACTTGGGCCCGTAAATAACAAGATAGAAAACGCCCTGTCCTCGAGCAACCGTTACACGCGTCTCGAACGTCTGTACGAATTGTACAAGTCGTACAAGAACGATCCGGATGCAAAACGCCGAATCATTCGACAGATTCGTATCATTATCGCAAAGTTGTACGGATACAACGTGAGTAGTTCAAATGCCATAAGAAACATCGGAAACGCAAACAAAATGCTTCGAGGAAAAGTATCAGTCAACGTCAACAAAAATCTGAATAGAGCTCGAGCAACTCTGAAATCAGGAAAACGTAGCACTTACACTCGTAGTAGTAATGGTGGTTACTACTACAACAGAGGTCGCGCCCCGAACAGAATACCAGCGGCTGCTTTGCCAGCGGCTGCTTTGCCAGCGGCTGCTTTGCCAGCGGCTGCTTTGCCAGTCGGTGCTGCTCAACCACCGGTTTCAATCTCGATTTCAAATATAGGCAAGGTGTCCAATGTGGGCAAAGTGTCAAACAGACTTCCGGGTGGAAACATGGGTGGCGGCGGACTCGGTGTTTCTGCGCCGTCCGCGTCCGGTACTCGAACCCTCAATGCAACATCTGAACAGCTGATTCGTAATGCAGGTGGAAACGAAGCGATAGAAAATGGGATTAAAGCACTCAGAGCTGCAAACGGCAACGTCACCAAGGCAAAGGCCATCTCGAAACTCCCAAGCAACACGTTCACAAACATCTACGCGCTCGGTGGACCCGTCGCAGCAAAGAAATTGGTTGAGAGCCGTCGCCGTCGTCAGCGTGTCGGAGTTCGACGCAGCCTCGGCCGCCCTGGAGTACGTGGTGCCGCAGCGAAGAAAAAACGTGTCGCCCAAAAGCCAAGAAAGAAGTACATCAAGCTGACACCATACCAATTCAAGCGACTGACAGACCACATAAAGAAAAACAACCTTCGTAGAGTACTGATAAAAGAGATTACTCACTAAATGGCGACCAAGCGATACATCGTCACATTGAGTGACATCCGAAAACAGTATCCGAAACCACCCTCGTGGATCCGTATCACTACGATTACGATGCTGTGCAAGTTTATGTGCGACGTGAACCTCGACAAGATTCGGGCCGCGTTTGCAGATGGACCGATTCGTATACGCCGAAAGGGGGCGCTTACGAATGGGTTTGAATGGTCTTTAAAAAGTGCGGCGTTTTATAACCAGGTGACGATCGGCTACGAGGACCAGTACTCTGTCAAGTCGATCAAGATGTTTCCGAACGGGTCAGTGCAGGTGGCGGGGTGTTCCGATTTGCGTGACTGTAAGCGTATCATGAGACAGTTGGCGTTTCTCGTTCAGCGTATCCTCGAACGGGAAGAGCCGCTCAAGATGGAGAATTTCCGAGTCGTGATGATCAACACCAACTTTTCGATGAATGCGTCGGTCAACTTGATGAAGGTCATCGACGTCCTGTCAGCGGATCCAAAGTTTGTCGTATCGTTCAACCCAGAACGGTACTCGGCCGTCAAGGTGAAGTTTCACCCGGCGTCCAACACGAAACAGGTGACGGCGAGCATCTTCAGTACGGGCAAGATTATCGTCACGGGGGCGGAGACGTTGAGGGAGATTGCTCTGGCGTACGAGGTGCTCAATGCCAAACTCCAGTCGACCAAGCTCGAGGCGACCAAGGAGGATACGTTCGACGTGATCAAGGGGAGCAAGTTTGAGGATTTGGTAGCGAAGCTGAAGCAGGAGGGAGTGACAAGATTTTAATATCACATACTTGTAAATGTCGACTCGTCTTGGTATGGGCGCAGACCGCTGCTTTAACGTCTATGAGTCCTCCCGCATTTATAACGACGTCATCATGGCGAAGCAGGGCATCGCCTTTGAGGATAACCTGGCGTACCGCCGTTACCTCCAGGAGAAGGGCCCCGATGCCTACGTCGTCCCTTCGGATGCTGCGTGCCGTGCACCCGCATTCAGCTCGCAGGCGAACACGAACTAGAGAGACCAGGTGTACCTAAATTATGAAGGTGGTGATTGACGGAAACATCGGATCCGGCAAAACCACCCAGTTAAACCTCCTCGAAGAAAAGGGGTGGAAGGTTCAGCGTGAACCGATCAATCTTTGGCCTCTGGAGTTGTTCTACAAGGACAAGTCCAGATGGGCACTTTTGCTCCAAATGAAAATTCTACAGACGCTCCGACCTCTGAAAACCAAGGACGTCGTCGTGTACGAGCGGTGTCTTCTCAGCACGCGCCATGTGTTTTGGGAGTACCTGCTCCAAAAGAAACTCGTGAGGCCGGAAGAGAATGACGTGTACTCACACCAGTATGACAAGGATGCCTGGTACCCGGATCTGTACATTTTTCTGTCCAAGACGCCCGAAGTGGCGTTCGAACACATCAAGAAGCGTAAACAGACGGGCGATTCGTCCGTGACGCTCGACTACCTCAAGGATCTGGACATTCTGTACACGAAAATGTTGACGAACGTTCCTTGTAAAGTGCACGTGATCAACGCACACCAGTCGCCTGAAGATATTCACGAACAGATTTTGTCTCTGCTCAAGTTATATGGCGTGCACGTCACTGACGCTGGAAGGGCGGAAGTGCAAAAGACCGGCGCTCATCAACGGGAAGTGTTGTGTACACCATTCCCAAACATGTGCCGTCTGTCTTGAACCCGTGCCGAGTCTCAATTCATACGGCGCCAAGAGACTTTCGTGTACGCATGCATTTCATACCAGCTGTATCATGACCTGGTTTGAAACGAATGATGAGTGTCCAGTGTGTCGAGCCGAACAGGATACAGATCCTTTAATCATCTTTAAGCACCACGTCGAGGATAACATCCGTGTCAAGTACCGTGAGGCGATACGGTCGCTCGAACACCAAGTGCACGTCCTCCGGACGCGACAACCGAGGGAATTGCCGTGAACAAAAAGCTCGCTCATTGGTATGCAGAGGTGTCAGGCGACAACCCAACATGGGGTTCAATGTCGCCGAAACGCTGCCGAGGGTACGACGACGTGCACGCAACACCGAGGTGATTCGTGTCCCGTGTGTCTGTTGAACATGACGTCCGGTACAACCCGTACACTCCCTTGTCACCATACATTTCACGACCGTTGCCTCGAGCGATGGAAGCGAACGTCGCACACATGTCCCATGTGTCGCGCACCGTTCGATCTCCCACAGTACAAGGTGAGCATTTCGGTTCACCACCTCGCATCAAACACCGTGACTCGCGATTCGTACATTACGAGCAACGTCAGTCCGATGTTTTCGACGTTTGGCATTCCGAACCTTCAGCCCCGGTACATTACGGACATTTTCTTCGACATTGGATTCGACGAATTCATCGACGAAGTATTCCAAGAGATTGGAATCCGTTTGCCCGAGCAATTGAGACGGGCCGCACCAGCGACGGGCGTCTCTGGGAACGCGCAAGCGCCGCCCGCCCAGCCCCAGCCTTGACCATGTACGCCGAACAGAATTTCGAATAGTTCAAACCGGGGTAGGCGCGATTCGCCCGACGAGGGTCCGTGATCGTCTTTCCGGACGCATCCACCAGAACAGGTCCCGTCGCAAATCCCTGCTTGTGACTCCAGAGCTTGACTGGAAACTGAATCACCTTACCGGGCATGACTGTACCGCTTCCTCGCCGAACCATTTGGTTCAGCACGGGTAGATTCCGATTCGTGTTGTTGGCGATCCGACCGTTCGAAGCACTCGTCGGTTTCGTGCCCTTGGCGATCGCAGCGCGAATCACAGCCGGTGTGACCCGGAAAAAACGCGCAAGACCCGTGACGGTATCCCCGGCACGCGTCTTGTACCGAACGGCGTTCGTCTGGCGGTACCAATGGAAATCACCGCCGTTCGGGGCGACGAAATTCATCACCTTGTAGTACCCAGGGGGACACGGATCCGATGGTTTGCATCGGTAGGCCAGACCCTTGTAATCCTCGAGGACACGCTTGGCGATGCCGTTGCAATTCTGGAACGTCAGGCCCCACGCCTTGTTCCCAGCCATGTTGCCAGGGACGTTCTTGTTGATGGCTCGTTGATTATTCAGACCGAACGCATAGTCGTAGCAATTGTCGTGGTGGCGTCCCATGGAACCCCATGGGTCCCATTTAAAGAGGGTCGCAAGCGCCACCGCCTTTTTCTTTGCGGCCAGGGAAGCAGCCGTCATCGACGAGTTCGGCTTTCGTACCTTCGACGCGCATGGCCGCTTTGCAGCACACGCCGGACAGCACGACGAAATCTTCGTCGGTCCCATCTTATTTTCTCCGCACAAATTAAAATGCTTACCCTCATCGGCTCCCGCAACACCCAGGATCTCCTGTACAACCTGACCATCTTCGTGCTGTACGTCATTCTTCTGACGTTCATCCTGCGTTTCCTGTGGAACGGTACGCTGGTCAAGCACATCAGCATCCTCCGCCCAGTCGACACGCTGCTCCAGACCTTCCTGCTGGCTCTGGGTATCTCCCTGTTCCGTCTGTAAATCCAACAGGCTCGCAGGGCCTGTTGTTGCCAGTGGACAAAAAGGTGAGTAGTAAATAAGGAATGCCTGTCAATCCGTTTGACGGGCGCATAGACAAAGCGAGTGACATACTCACAATCTCAGCGACATCGGTGCTCCTCTCAGGAGGCGGCATCATGCTCGCGGTCCTCGTTGACAAACAGTTTGCTGCTTTGTCAAAGAGATATCCTCGGAGCGCGGTCCCCCTGGCGTACCTCCAGGTGTTCCTGTGTGCTTTGATGCTTGCGTTCCTGTACCTTTTGGGTCCGACGAGCGTCGTTCTTCATTTCCAGCGTTCGCTCCCAGGGCTCATATTCCCGGGAATGTTTTTCAACGTTCAGAGCAACGTCTTTGATACATTCCAGGCAATGCGTTTGCCGACAATTTAATTTGTACACTGATAGTAAATGGGTTCCCCACACGGCGCTCCACCACCCGATCCAGCTCCAGTTGTCCCCGAGCCCGCTCCCGAGCCGGTTCCCGAGCCCGCTCCCGAGCCGGTCCCCGAGGTTGAGGAGGAGGACGTTCCCGTTGCTCGCTCAGCAGCTCTCATCGAGGAGGCTCTGAACGCCACGCTGGCACCGAAACCAGCTCCCCCCGCCGAGGATGAGGCTTAAAAATCATTCAGATTGTTTCCTAGGTTCTCAAGAAACATACCGGCACCGAGACCGAGACCCAGGACAACACCGAGTCCCATAACCACGTAAGCTGGTGCCAGGCTCTTCCCTGAAGCACGCGCCTTGGACAGCATGTTCATACCGATGACCAGAAAAAACAACCCGATCGCGAGAAACAAAATTTGTGCCGTCATGAACCCGGCACCAATTTTGAAAGCGTTCGCAAAAAGACCCATTTACTATTTATCAATCAAATAATTCGCTGCGCGGCGGACAAGGAGTCGCTACGCGACTCCTTGGACTTTAAATCTCCTGGTACCCCACCTTGATCTCACCGTCGACGACGAGGGTCGGGAATCCACTGACGAAATTGGGGCACTTGCCCTGAGCACAATCCACGAACGTGTACTCGGTGCCCTTCTCCTTGAAGTACTCCTTCTGCTTGGTGCACCACGGGCACGAGTCCGAGCCGTACATGGTCACGCCTGGACCGCTCGGGGGCTTGTCTTGCTCTGGAGGCACAAACTCAGTCTCCCGGGTCATGCTGGGATCTGGGACGTAGTTGCTCTTGGTGCCCAGCCACCACTTGTACACGTAAAAGCCGAGAACACCGATGATGATGGCGAACGCCACGCGCATGATGATCGAATCGCGATCCATATCTACTGGTACGGAGTAAAAAAGATTTTACGACGATGGCGCGACCGGCCAGACGAAATCGAGAGGACAAGACCCTTCGATGACAAGATCGCGAAGCTGTTGACGGTACGTCGCCCACGCCTCTTTTTGTTCGGTCGTCAAAGGACCGCCAGGAATCTGTGTCCAATCGGACTTGTACAAAAGGTCGTTGCGCTGCTGACGAATAACTTTGTATTCCCATGCATACATTTCGGACATTTTATCAGTGTCTGGCGCCAATTGGATGTTTCCCTCGGAATCTTTCGAAACGAGCACGGCCCGATAATCGAGCGGCGGAACCACCTCGACGTGAGTCGCTTCTGGATCTCTTGAAGTATCGACTGATTCGTATTCGTACATGTGCGTGATCTTCAGCGTATCGGGATTCACAGCGACGAAGAATGGCATCTTTATACATAGTGCACACAGGAATATTTACCCGTCATAGTCCCAGTGGTGACGTTAAAACGAATTTTGTTTATAGTTAAACCATTACCTGAATAGAAATAACATTGACCTTCATCCGTAGCTGCACCGACCCCATAAAAGCATCCTGTTGTCGTCCATTTTACATGATAACGACAATTTGTACCATACCCTGCTGAACCTGTAATTCTCACATTGCATAAATAAGCTCCAACTATATTGATTTCTGTAGCTGGAACAATAGTCGCTGAACCACCGTATGTGTAAGCGGTCGATCTATTGCCATTCCATACAGTGTATCCGGGTTCGCCAGCAGCCACCAAAGCACCACTTGTATCTAATGCTTGTATCTGAAGAGCACCATTCTGACCCGTGAAATATGGTTCGAGTCTAACTTCGACACTATTAAAGTTAATAATATCAAAAGCAAGTGTATCAAACGTGTTAACTCCTGAAAAACTTACGGAGTTTGTCGCTTTGGGTTGTAAAACACCACTGTAACGTACGCTACCCGAAAAGTTAATATCACCGGCGACATCTAAAGTGTAACTCGGAGTCTTCCCTATCCCCACAAGGTCACTTCCGTTGTCGATTGCAATGGTCGGTGTTGCACCTGTATTTTGTAGAGCTCTCCATATCCCAAATGTGTTTGTGTTGTTGTAAAACCCAAAATTGAATCCAGTATTTCCATTTCGAATCATTGACAAGTGTGCTTTCGTGTCACCGGGTGTTGCGCTTCGGACAAGATGAACCATTCCATACGTTGTACCATAATCGTTTGCGTTATCACCAATATGAACTGTAGGTATGGTTGGATTAACAACAGCAGCATTCACTTGGAACAAGCCCCCTGGTGCCGTGATCCCGACACCGACTCTACCATTTGTCAAAGTCATGCTGGTCGCAGCTCCGTTGCTCTGAAACGTTGTCACATTTGACGCTATCAAAACAGTGTTCGCCGTAGAACCTATTCTCAAACCCACAGCACCTGTATTATGAGGAGCAATCGTCAATGTACCTGTATTTATGGAACCAGCGCTTCCCCATATGAGCTGATCACCCGCTGCAGTGATATTATTGTAACTTCCCGCACCTGTGTTGACATTAAAGTTCAAACTTCTTGTTCCGTCGACGAGTGTAAGGGTACTGCTCGCACTTTGCCCGAATGCTGTCGTAAATGTCGCAGACGACGCCGAGACGGTATTCGACCCCGCGAGGACGCCGTAGAGCGCCGTCGAGCCTATAATTGAAGGAGCAGAGACTGACGTTCCGGCCGTCACCGTCGACGCCGAGACGGTATTCGACCCCGCGAGGACGCCGTAGTGTGTTCCGATGACGCTCGTACCGGAAATTATAGTCGCAAAGACGTTCGTGGTCGTCACGGCGTTCGAGGCGTACAAGTTACCTGTGATGTTGATTCCCGTCACGCCCGTCGCGGGGGTCACCACCACGTTGGACGCGACTACGTTGCCATAGTGTGAAGTCGCCGTCACGGCGTTCGAGGCGTACAAATTGTTCGTGAGTACAAGAGTCGACAAGTTCGAAACCTGCCATACGTTCAGGGTTCCGACGTTGGCCGTCGTCGCAAAGACGTTCATGGTCGTGATTGCATTCGAGGCGTACAAATTGTTCGTGAGC